GAGATACATCTTTTCGTCAATGCCCGATTCAAGCACGCCAATCTCAAGCCTGAACGTGCCCGGCGCGTCGCCGGTCTGCCACCATTCAGTGACGGTAATCAGGTAGCCCAGCGGCTCCACTACCCGACGCACTGCCCCGAGAGTTCCCTTGTGGCGGTGCAGGGCCGCAGATGACGCCACCACGCTGCGCTTGGTCGCCTCACTCCAGCCTGTATCCCAGCGGTCAACCGACCATGCCCAGGCGAGATACGGCAGCAGCTCCACCGGGCAGGTCGCCGGATTCCACAGCTTGCGCAGTGGTACGGGGGTTTTCTCAATCACAGCGCAGGCCTCGGCTGCTGCCACCTCAAGCACGGAAGAACCCGAAGGCAAAAGGCGATCACTCATCGGAACCCCCGACGGTGATGGTATAGCCGGTGCAGTAACCGGCCTGGGTTTTGTCCAGTACCACATCCTGCGCCGGTTCGTTCAGCTGCACACGCTGCACGCCCTCAACGTGTAACGCGGCATACAGGGCAGACTGACGGATATCACGCCCAAGGCGGCGCTGCGCACTGACAAACGCCTGCAGTTTAGCCTCGGCTGCAGCGCGCACCGGTTCGGCTTCCGGCCCAGGGTAGATGTACAGCACGGCATCCACGCTGTAGTTAACAATCGCGGCTGACTGGACGGTTAAGCGGTCGGCCACCGGGCGCACGTTCTCGTCATTCAGCGCGGCATCCACCACGGCCAGCAGATCAGCAGCAGCCACGCCGTCACCCTCGCGTGAAAGCACGGTGACGGTGACACAGGCGGGCGACGGGCTGATCGCCGTGGCGTCTGATACGCGCCCGTCGGCGCTTTTGGCATGGAACTCATACGCGCCGGTCGGCCCGGCCACGCTCAACCCCTCAAACGCCGAGGCCACGCGCAGCCGGAAATCATCATCACTTTCCATCACGGCGGCGACGGGCGGGATCGCGCTGTTATCTGCTGCCGTAAGCGTCAGGCGCACTACGCCGTTATTTGCGCCGAGCTGGTCGAGGTCCGCACCGCTTGCCCAGGCGACCATGTTGGCCTCTGCCGCCTCATTAATACGCTGGCGCAGAATGACCTCGCGATAAGCGTTCTCCTGCAGCAGCTTAACGATGGGTTCCGATTCAAGGGACAGGGTGCGGGCGACCGCCTCCTGCTTATCTGCCGGGTACAGCGAAATCAGCGTGGCTTTGCGCTCGGCCAAAAGAGTTTCGTAATCCAGCGTTTCCACCACGTCGGGCGCGGGCAGCTGGCTCAGGTCAATGGTTGCCATAGGGTTAGCTCACGGGAACGGTAAGGGAAAAGTTTTGAAGCGAGTCGGTGCGCTCACCAGTGATCTCAACGACCATCCCGCCGTTGAAATCCGGGGCGTAGTCAATGGCGGTCAGCTTTACACGCGGTTCCCACTGCAGGATCGCCATGTAGCACGCCGACATAATTTGCAGGCGCAGCGCGTTGTTGTTGGGCTGGTCAATCAGCGCGGACAGCAGTGAGCCATAGGTGCGCCGCATGACGCGGGAACCCACCGGCGTGGTGAGAATGTCGCGCACGCTCTGCCGGATGTGTTCGATATCAGTGACCTGCACGCCCGTATCGCGGTTCATACCGCTGTATTTAGCCGCTGTCATTTTGGCCCGTCCGTGCTGCTGCCGCCGCGCTCGATGCCGCCGTGTGTGTGGCTGTGTGACACAACACCATTGGATGTGAGGCTACCGCCGCTGTGGGTAATATTGCCTTTCATGGAGCCGCCGCCGGTCAGCTCAAACGTCGCCGCTTTGAGCTTTTGGGTGCACTCGACCAGCGGGCTGTCGAGGGTGATTTTTTCGCTGGCGCTGACCAGCACCGTGGTGGTTTTCACCGTGACTGAATCCGCGGCCTCAACCGTGGCGGTTTTCATCCCGGTAGCGATCAGCGCGCCGGTGGCGGGTTCATACTCGATCACTGCGCCGTCGGGAAATGACCAGTGAAGCGCATCAGCCGAGGCTGACGGGGCCGGGTTGTCATCAGAGAAAACGGCGGGCATGACAAAGCCGGTGTCCAGTTCGCCTCCCAGGCATAAAACCAGCACCTGCTCGCCCACCGACGGAGCATTCCAGGAGCGTGTTCTACCGGCACGGGCGGTCAGCCAGTGCAGCCAGTCAGTGGTGTTATTTCCGGTATCCACGCGACAGGTGCCATCGTCAAGATTGACGGCGGAAACGGTGCCGATGCGGATCAGGTTGCGCAGCAGGCGCTGAATGTCGGGGATTTGTGAGTTCATATCATGATGATGAAGAATGATACGTGCCAAAACTATCTGATGCTTCTTGATGGTTTATGAGCAAAAAATTGACACGACAAATATTCCTGCGTGAAGTATATTTTCATTTTCCATAAAACATTTATCTACAAGGAATCAAATGTGAGCTTTACTGAATTTTTTGGGGTCGTGAAGGATTTGGTTTTAATTGGCACTGGCATTACCGGCGCTGTAGTAGCAGTTAGAGGTTTAAAAACTTGGCAAAGACAACTGCATGGTCAAGCTGACTATACACTTGCAAGGGACATTTTGATTAACCTTTTTAAATACCGAGATGCATTAAATGAAGTAAGAAATCCTGCAATGTTTTCAAATGAGATGCCACTACCTCCCGAAGATAAAAAGAAGGGAATGAGTGATAAAAAAATTAGACATTATGGATTAGTTGAAGCATACAGGACTCGATTGAAAAAAGTCAGCATCCAACGAGCTGCTATGTATACAAGTACGATAGAGTCGCAAGCTTTATGGGGTGGAGATTTAACAAAATTAATAAATGCCTTATACAAACACGAAAATTTATTAACAATTAATATTCGATATAATCTAATCTTAAATGACCCCGACTTAGAAGATCGAGCTAAAGAGTTTGCACACAAAAACTTTAAGATGGAAGTTATTTACGATGACTACTCAGATGATGACGAGTTTAGAAAAGAATTTTCATTATCACTAGAGCCAGTGGAGTTTTATCTTAAATCTAAACTAGCGAAAGACTTCCCTGAAAATAAATTTTTCCTCAAAATAAAATCAATCATTATCGTTCTAAAAACGAAATTATCATGTTTTCGACCAACTTGAAGTTCTCTTCATTGAAGCCCAACAACGGCCTGGCTTCATATTGCACATCTTTACTACCTTTTTTCGGGCGGTCGCGCAGGCCATAGTGATGCACCCTAGCCATGCGCTGCACACGCCCGGTAAATTGCACCACAGCATTGTCGCCCGAGCCCTTCGCTTTCATGTATTTTGCCGTGCGCAGTTTCGCAAACATCTCGCGCTTAATGCGCTCCTTCTTACCGCGTAGCGGCTGTGCCTTACGCGGCTTAAACTGCGTGCAGTCGGGTGCTTGCTGGCGCTTGATGTTTTGTTGCTGGCTGGCGCGTAGCTTGCGTGCGATATCTGTCGCCATCTTTTTTCTTGCAGCTGGTGACAGATTGGCGAGTAGGGCAGTGAGCTTTGTTTCCAGCGGTTCAAGTTCATTCATAGCTGCCACTCGCTAACCAGTTCGTTTTTAACGTACAGCTGCCACGGGCGATCGTTATTCTCCGGCAGCGGTGACTCGCCAACGTGGTTAACATGCAGCGCCCCTTCCTGCTCTTTAACGATCACCCTCTCGGTCAGCTGCAGGTTGATGCTGATATCTACCGCCGTATCACTGATGATATCGGCGTTAAATGTGAACCCGGTGCGGCGCTTTTCTTCACTGGCCATAATGTCTGGCTGATTCACCCGCAGCCATGCCAGCAGCGGCACGGTCAGCAGGTCGAGATTTTCCCCATAGTCGGTGATCACCAGATTCAGCTGATACTGATACTCAAACGACAGCGAACTGGCGAACGTCGACACAATACGCCCGTTATCGATGAACATATTCAGGCTGTCAGGGCTTCGCTGCAGCAGCAGCACGCTGTCGGTTAACGCCTGGCGTAACTGTTTGGGTTTCAGCATCGTGCTGCTCCTGGCATTCTTTGATGATCTCGACCTGCAGCCCGCACGAAGCGAGCGCAGCCTCTAACTGCCGGTTATCCGCCGCCAGATCGCCCTGCGTCCGCAGGCTGTTGGCCGGGAATGGGCAGCTTGTCACGCGTGGACAGCCAGTCCAGATAATCTCGGGCGCTGGCGAAGGCGGGGCGACTGTGCAGCCGGATAACGTCATCAGGCAAGGCAGCAGCAGACCAGCCGCGTATCGTTGGGTTCGCATCGGTTTCCCTCTGTATTTGCAGTTCCCGCTTTAATGCGCCGGTGCTGGCCCTGCCCTGCAGCAGTCGCAGCGCCGCCTCGCGTTTCCGCCCCTCGCGGGCCTCGTCATTTAAACGGGCGATGGCTTTATCACGACTCGCTATTCCGGCTGAAAGCGTGCCGATAATGCGCTGCGCATCGCTCAGATCGCCCCTTGCCTCTGACAGCTGCCAGCCGGTGAAAGCCAGCGCGATCAGTGCCAGGACAAAAAACACCGCAAGCAGGCGGGTCACGCCGGGCGCTGCCTGTCAAAAGTTAAACGGCAACATTCATGCATAGCCATCGTCATGACGTAGACCACTAAAGTGCTGTAAAAACCTGATAAGCCGAACGAAACAGCGATTAACACCCTCACCCCCCACAGCCTGAAAGGGCTAACCGGTTTATCACGGATAAAAAATGGCCTGATTTTACCGTGCACACTTTTTACGAAAGCCTCTCCGCCCAGATAACATAATGAACCCGCCAGCATAATTACCCAGGTGATCGCCATCATCAGCCAGAGATATGCGCCTGCGATATACGCCGCCACACACCCCGGATTAACCACCCCGGCAACCAGCATCGCGATAAACGTAATATGGAAAAATAGTGCGATCTTTTGGTTCTTCATTATTCTGCTCCTTTTAAACACCAGGCCAGCTCACGCGCCCGACGGTTCTCGATACCTTTGTTTTTGACGCCCTTCACGTATACCCAGCGGGTTAACTGGTGACAGGCGCTGGCCCACTCGTCGCGCTTAACGAAAGCCGCGAGGGTTGACGTGCATGCGGCGCGCACGCCGACATTGAAAGCAAATGACACCACGGCGTCATAGACCTGCGGCGGCATAGCGACCGGCATACAGGCATCAATGCCGCGCTCGACGCGCATCACGTCATATACCAGGTTTACCGCCGCCTGCCGCTCGC